AGCCTTTCCTTTAAATAGGATTGAAATTGATTGCCACTGAGATGGCGAACTAACTCTAACTTAAAATCTTCAAGCGCTTTCTCAATGTCGTAATCAATTAGGATGGCATCTACTTTTTCAATCACATATCGAACTTCGATACGATCCTCGCCCAATTTATCTAAATCCCATTTAGCCATTACGCTTCCTCCATTTCAACTAACTACATCTTAGGCTCAGTATGGGATAATGTCAAGCTGTTTAGTTTATCGCTCAATTCTTCGTTCTCCAGCCAAAGAACTTCGTGCAACCAATCTAAGTAATCTGCGGCGTCGGTCAACATTTGTGCGGCCTCTGGTTCGAGGTATCCGTCTTTTAAAATTTTAGCGGAAAGTATTCTAAGATCAAATGTAGCGTCCATACGAAAAAACCCTCAGTCAGGACATTTGACCAAGGGTTTTAACGGTTGTGCTTTTTTAAACATTTGGAGAATGTCTAAGCTATTTGTACGCGACTTTATGGGATGCGTCAAGCGCTTTGTCTTTATTTTTTAAATAAACGTCAAACATAATTCTGAGTTGACCGCTTATCGTTCTTCCGTTGACTACGGAGTGTTCTTTGATTTCCTTGTAAACCTCAATGGGCACAAGAACGCTTTTCCATTTTGTAGTATCCATTGGGCTAACCTTTTTTGCGTTTTCACGAAGAGCATATAGGAGTTTATGGGAACTTACAAGAAAAAACCCTTTTGTCGTTGTAGTGTCATTCCTAGCCGGACAAAAGGGCAGTTAAAAGTGGTTTGCGCCAGTGAGCAGTGCGCTAGAAGCCATCCTAAATAGCTTCACCCCAGCTTGGACCCACTTCAACATCACATTTGCTGGGGATTTCTAATGCTACCGCGTTTACCATTATGTTTGCAATAGTTTCCGCTTCTTTTCTGTCTTTTACTGACATGCAAAGCTCATCATGCACTTGAAGCATTGGAAGATACCCTTCTTTGTACAAATCGACCATAGCTTTCTTTGTCATATCCGCGGCGGACGCTTGGATCAGTCTGTTCAGCGCTTTATAGGTGTAAGCCCGCTTTAAACGGCATGTTTCACCATATTCTAGGATTGCTTCTTGGTAAGGCATGGCTTTTGTCATCTCGAAGGAGTCTGGCTCCCAAAGATTAAACCTACACTTGCGCCCAAGGATGGAACTAATCGCTCCACCGCTTGCTTTGCTGTTCAAACGGTTTGTGACGCCTGTCATCAGTCCTTTTACGAAAGGTACGCGGTCATGGTACTGCTTAACGAGATTTTTGGCCTCTGCTGTCTCAATATCTAGCTGGTCTGCCAGTTTTGCGACGCCCATGCCGTACATCATGCCCAGATTGATAGTTTTTGCTTGCTTTCTAGGAATGTCCGCCATTTCTGCCACCATTGTGTGAAAATCCATGTTCGGATCTTCTCGGTAGCTGGTTACAAACTCATCCACACCCCTTAAAGGCACGTCCCTGCTTTTTCCGTAGACATGAGCGTAGTGGACCAAGATCCGCGGTTCCTGTTGCGAGTAATCTATTGACGCCCACTGTTCTCCCTCTTCTGGAAGGAACAAAGACCGGATCAGTGGACCAATTTCGGGATCGCGGGCCGGGATTTGCTGTAGGTTGGGATTATTCATAGAAAAGCGCCCAGAAACCGTGCCGCCATCGTCGCCTCTGATCTGATTGATGTGCGAATGCACTCGACCGTCTCCGTGGCAGAATTTTAGGATGTTATTGATAAAAGTTCCGCTGGTTTTGTTTAAGCTACGCGCTTGGACGATTAATTGCGGTAATTTCTCGGTATGGTCTGCCAAAAACTGCTTTTTAAACGACGGCGCACCCTTTTCTGTCTTTGGGTACGGTATGGAGAGGTCATCGAAGGCTTTTGCTATAGAATTTGCCGCCCATATCTCTACATCTCTGCCAACTAGAGTTTTTATGTCTTTGAGGACTAATTTCTCTCGTTTTAGGATCGCGTCGCGCGTTCTTTCGGTTTTGTCCATATCCACGCGAACACCGCGCCATGTCATGTTAACCAAGCATGGCAGTAGGTCTAGCTCTAGGTTGACAATATTCCAAAGGTTCTGCTTGCCGATCTCTACTTTTAGATAGTTCCAGAGTTGCAGGGTAACTTCGGCGTCTGTCTGGGCGTAGGGCCCAACATACATTGCGGGCATTTTCCACATGTCGGCCTTGGGGTCAAAGCCGAACTCGCTGGCGGCTTGCCGAAGCAGGCTTTCGTTCTTTGCGAGCCCCAGATACTCAAAGGCAAGAGAGTTTAGTGCGTAGGAGAATTTGTTTTCATCTAACAGGGACGCGACTACCATCGTGTCGATGATCCGTCCGTTTATCTCAAAGCCCATGCGTTTGATCCAGCCCACGTCGTACTGTGCGTTGTGCATGATCTTGTCGGCAGGGCAGTCGAAGACTTTCTTGAGCCAACGATTGACTATCTTTTCGTCTAAGTTTCCACCCCCACGGTGTCTTGTGGGAATGTAGCCAGCCCAATCGGCGGTAGCGACGGCATAGCCGACCACTTCGCCATCTCCAACAGCCCAACCGGGGCCGTTCTTTTTTATGTTGGGGTCTCTTGTCTCTACGTCGATGGCAATAGTAGTTGCCCCGGTAAGATCAGGTAACTCGGCTGGGGGAACCCATTCTGAGTTCAAGGAGGGGCTGGCTATTTTCAGCTTCATTTATTCATCTTTCTTTTTGTTGCTTCAACTTCTCTCAGCATTCCAACGTCTATGCCGAGATTATCAAGTTCTTCGCTTTTTCCAGAAAACTCTCCCCCAAGAGCGCTATACCCAACTTTATCCAACCAAGAGTCCTCATGGTTTATGGTTTGCAGAAGGCGGGCTGTCTTTACCCAATCCATCATCAAAACAACGTGCTGTTCTGTCAGGTAGCCGTGGCTTATCAAAGCGCCGTTCATTATGACATTCCAGCCATTTGCTATACGACTGTGGTTTTCAAACGCATCGCCGTAGTCCTTGGCGCGTTGTCCGTTGATAAGTTCGTTTGCCTTATCTAAAATTTCATCACGTTTCATTGTAGCGACTCCTTTTTCCACGGGCATACTTCTTTTTATTTCCCTCTTGCCGGAACTTTTCTTGTATTAAGTTTATCGGTCCATCAAGACAACTTGGGGAGTAAACTAACACCAGCGAATTACACTTAGGACAGGAGAGGTTAGTGACCATGCTGTAATCCTCGTGCATACATTCAACGTCTTCACCCTCGTTTGCGGCTATTCCTGTGGAAAAGCTTTCGACATCACAGTCGTGATCTCCTCCCCAAATAAGTTCTGTCTTACAGTGCCAACAGTTCATTGTATTTTCTCCTCTGGATTTATCCACTTATTGCATTTCTCACAGGCATCCTGAGAGTATTTGTTCCACCAACAGGTCCACTTGTACCCGCAATCGCATTTGTAGTTCCATAAAATCATAGGTCATAACTCCTTGTAAAATCTTCTGGTTCAACAATAAACAGATTCTCTTTCGCACGGGTTACACCAACGTAAAAAACGCGGTGCATATCGTCTGGGTTGATTGTCATCTGTTCTTCTGACGCTGGCGAAAGGTCCGTGAACAACACAACGTTGTCCGCCTCTCCGCCCTTTGCTCCGTGAATTGTTGACACGGTTATACGCGGCTCGCCGTTAAATCTTTCCCCGCGTCGTAGCATTGCAATGATGTAGGCTCTTTCGTTCTCTGGAAGTCTGTCCATAGCAACGTGCCAAACCATATCTTCTGTAGCCAGAAGTCCGTGGTCCGCGGTCAGCGATATTAGGCTTACGAGGTCTGTATCTTCTAGTGCGGTTAGTTTTTTAAAGCCCCGCGCCACGCGGTCTTTAGTTGACATAAAGTTGTAGATCTTACGCGCCACGGCCCCGTTGATTTCTCTTCCTTTACGCAACTGTTCCCATCCGTTTACGGCGTCGCTAAGATTTTCAGAGATGGATCGGTGTCCGCGGTTGTTGAACAGGTATCCAGATGAGCGCAGTTCTCCGGCTACTGGGTTTAGTTGGTATCCGGCTTGCGCCATTATGAGCCACGATCCCTCGGACATGTCTATCTCTTCGATACTGAAGATCCGCCGGATTGACCCTTGGGCATTTTCCTTTGGCTTATATTCTTTAAGAAAGCGCTTTTTAATGCGAGACACGACCCGCTCTGCCAGTTGGTGTATTTCAAATGGAACACGGTAGGATTGGTAGAGAGTTTCTGACCCGCCTTCCAGATTAATAAAATGATCTACATCTGCGCCCGCCCAGCGGTAGATGGCTTGGTCATCATCTCCAGCGCAGTACATTCTGTCGGACTTCTCATCTATAATGTGGGCAATGTCCCACTGTATAGGAGAGAGGTCTTGCGCTTCATCTACAAAGCATAGGTCAAAGTTAGGGCAGTTCCCCTGACCCTCTTTAGGAAAACTTTCCAGCATATCGGTGAAGTCGAACAACTCCATATTCTCTTTGTACATACGCAGACACTTGTCCACATAGGTGACTGTGTTCCACTCAACATCTATGCCGACACTATTATACTGATCTCTGAGCGGGATCTTCCGCATGCGGGCTAGGTTAATCAGACCCAAGATAGGATCAGTTGCTTTGACCGTGCTGGGAATATCATCCTCATAAAGGCTGGTGCGGGTCATCTGAAGCTGTACGCCCATCTGATTAGAAAGCTCGCGATAGTTCTCTTCTTGCATCACTTGTTCGGGGCGTATGTCAGAACAGGTTAAAGCAAGACTATGCAGTGTCCGGAAGTAGAACAGGTCTTTCTTGGGGTCTAACCCAAATCGTTTCGCGGCACGTTCTTTTGCTTCGTTGGCGGCTTTACGAGTAAAGGCTAGGAAAGCAATGTTCTTTGGAGCAACGCCCTTTTGAAGAGCGTCATCGACCATATTAAGAAGTCGTGTCGTCTTCCCCGTTCCCGGTGGGCCGAATATTCTGAACACTGGTCCTGTCCTTTCTGTATATCTGCCAGACGCGCTGTTTGCTTATTTCAAACAATTTAGCGACGGCCGTCTTTGTCATGAGTTGCTCTTCAATCAGTCGAACGATCTCTAAGTTTCTTTTACTTGGCGGTGGTCTTGTCAAAACGGGCTCTCCTGTTTTGGAGTAAAGTCTGGAGTTGTAATATCTATGTCTCCGACCTCGAAGGCGGGTATCTGCCAGACGCGCACTGCGCGGCCTTTAATCTTTAGAACCGTGCTGTCTCCGTTTATGTCACGAAGGCGTTGGGCAATGCGGTGGGACTTATACTCAAAGAACTTGTTCTTCTTTAGAAAGTTCTCAAAGTCTTTTAGGCGGAAGTAAGTTACCATTGCGTCCTCATCGGTCCAAGGGCGGCGGAGTAAGATCTCTTCTTTATCTTGCGCCTGCTGTAGGAAGCGACAGAACTCTTCGAGGTAGTCGTAGAACTGTCCGCTTACACTGGCATCCACTGCGACTTCCATGATTGCGCTTTCGTTCTCGCGCATTTCGGTAAGCAGGGAACTGATCCGGCCTTCCCACTGTTGCTTTGCGGCGCTTCGCGGCATGAAGTTCAATTGCTCCATGCAGGCTTTTTGAAACATGGGCTGGCTCATCAGGGCGTCAGTGTCTAGCTCCAGAGGCTCGCCGTTTACATCCATAAACCAGACAGGCGGCGTTGAGTTGTACTTCCGCAGATTTGCTACCGTGGCGTTTTGCACGGCGGAGCCGATACCAAACTTACGGGTCTGGCATAGCTCCTTGTTACAGTGCGCGTTGATTGGCGCGTCGCTACAGCGGTAGGCATATTCTTTGCGCTCAAGCTGTTTTGCAACGACTGTGACTTCGCTTAGAGGCAACGGCGGCTCAAAATACTGCATGTTGTAAGTAAGGATCTCTGTCTCCCAGCTATCTGGGAACGCTTTGCGTAGATACACGCCGATATTAAACAGGCCGTTGTTGCGCCCACCCTCAGATATTTTCTCTTTAATCAGGTGTTGCAAGCAGGGCGGGCCGTCTCGCATGGGCGTAGTTTCGGATGCCTCGGTTATTTGTAGCTTTTGTATTTGCTCTGGCGTTTGGACGTGCGTTTCGTAAAGGTTGTAGAACTCTTTTAGCGTGGCTGAAGTGCCGTCATCTAGGATGCCGTAGCGTAAACCATCCTCTGAATTATAGTAGGGCAGGTTTAGAAAGTTGCCTACATCTCCACGATCTAGGTGTAGCTTTATCTGCTTTGGAAATACTTCGCTCTCGCCGTAGCCCAGCGCGGCGGCAATACTTTTCAGAGACTTCTGCATGTCCCGTGCTTCTACCCAATCCTTACAGAAGAGGAAGCAGTGCGCCCCACCAGACTTTGATCGGCATACAACGAGCGGAAGTTTTAGTTTTCTAATCTTTTCTAAAAGAACCTTGTGGTCCAGCGGATACTGGTCAATATCTACACAGCCCCACTTGCACATGTTATCTGCGTTAATCGGTATGATGCCGATAGAGTTGCCCTTACCAGAGAGGTGGCCCTCCCACAGTTCCGCGGTCCGCGTTTCACGAACGATGCCTGCCTTACCTGTATTCTTACCGTTAGACTGAGTTTTTTCCACCCGATATGTGCCGTAAGCTTCTTTTAATCCATCAAAGATAGATGAGAACTTTTTAACTGTCATGGTTATGTCCTTGTGGTGGGGACTGCCGAAGCAGCCCCCTAGTAAAACTTAAAACGGGATGTCGTCTGAAGCGCTTTTGTCTTCGTCGTTTTGATGTTTTACAATCACATCGCCCGTAAGCACACTTTCGGAGAAAGACTTTGCTTTGGCGTAAACGTCGGCATCTTGCACTGGGTTTTCGCGGGACATTTCCCAACCGTGCCAGCTACCTTTAGAGTTCTCTTCGGCTTCCGCTTTGATACGGTAGACGTGAGAGAAGCGGGGTGGTGTGAACGGACCGTTCTTACCCTGCATTGTCACTGACTGAATCATGCTGTTCCACTTACGGCTTTTCTTTAGCTGTGTGGACTTCATTGCAATCAGCGCAGTTTCTGTTGAACCGTCTTCGTTGACGATCATAACGTAGTGCTGGTGAGTTTCTTCAATGTAATCACCGTCACCGCCGATAACGTAGTTTTTGTTATCTTCTTTGCTACGCTCAGTCTTAGGCATAGCTGGATCGTTTGGCTTATACACATTCATCGGTGCGCCTGTACCAGAGCCCCTTGGAACCCACTGAATGAACACGCGCTGATAGGCGCAAGGGATTACACTAACACCCTCTTTACCGCTTATTACAGTGCCTGTGACAGTGTTGTAGATATCACCTTTGCGAGCGGTTTCGTGTGTGTCCAGCAAGGAATCTAACCCGCTCAACAGCTTGAGAAACGGCAACGCAAGATCATCTGATCCTATGTTTTCGTTACCCGCGCCCGCGTCCTGTTCAAACATAGACGCATCAAACTCTACGACTTCTGCCTGCTTTGTTTTCGATACTGCATTCGCCATCATTTTGCTCCTTTGATAATAGCACGTTGACCTATGTAGGCCCCAAAAAGTTCCATTGGAAAGTCTTCCCCAGCTTCGACACGTTCCCGTACAAAAGCTTTTAGTGTGCCCGAATGGATGCTTTCGTTCTGATCCGCCGGAAACCCTTCGTTCGAGGCAAACGCTTTGAAAGCGCTGGCCTTGTCGTCTTCGCCACGACCAAACTCACAAGAAACGACGTTTTTAATTATGTCGTCGTAGCCGTTATCACGTAACCAAGCGTAGGCATGAAGCCTGTTGGCGACTAGAATACTGGCTCCATATGTAGGCTTTACGTCTATAGTAGAACCGTCGTCTAGCGCGAACGAGGAAATACCTAGTTCCTGCATCGCAGAAGGCAGTTCTTCGTCTGTCAGCTTCAACAAGTCTTTCTTCCGAGATTTGAGGTCTTTCTCAATCTCTTCGACTTCTTGCTGGGCTGTTCGTATTTTGCGGGCTAGTATGGCTATGCCACCAAGGTTGCCCTTTTCGATGGACGATGCGACGTTACTTTCGAAGTCGGCCTCCATCAGAGATAGTATATCTGTCATTTTTCTCTCTTTCGCTGTTAAAGACCCTTTTACGGCCTTGACAAAGACGCTTATATTCGTATAAGTTCTCATAGTCAAGCGTCAAAAGGAGAAAACTTTGTACCAGTATAAAACAGAACCCTTCGATCATCAGCTTAAAGCGTTAGAAGATTCGTGGTCCGCGAGCTTCCATGCGTACTTCATGGAGATGGGCACTGGAAAGAGTAAAGTCGCTATAGATAACATTGGCGTTCTTTTTGAAAAAGGCGAAATAAAGGCCGCGTTAATCGTGGCTCCTAAAGGTGTGTATGACAACTGGGCGCTGGGCGAAATTCCCTTGCATCTACCGGAGCGCATTGAGCGTAGGATAGTAAGCTGGACGCCCTCTTCAAGCAAGAAGTTTGCCGCAGAACTCGAAGAATTAATAATGGAAGACTACGACGGGTTAAAGATCTTTGTCATAAACGTAGAGGCGTTCTCCTCTCCCAGAGGTGCGAGAGCCGCGGGCCGTTTTCTTGTGCAGAACCCTGACAATATGATGATCGTAGACGAAAGCACGACTATCAAGAACCGCAAGGCCCAGCGCACAAAGAACCTTATGGTGTTAACGAAGTACAGTAAGTACCGCCGTATCCTAACAGGTTCTCCTGTAACCAAGAGCCCAATGGATTTGTTTAGCCAATGTAACTTCTTGGACGAACGGGCGCTTGGTTATAACAGTTTCTTTGCTTTTCAGAACAGGTACGCTATAGTTCAGAAACGTGTGATGGGAGCGCGTAGTTTTCAAGAGATAACCGGATACCGTAGACTAGATGAGTTAAACGAGAAGTTGTTTAGCTTCTCCACCCGAGTTTTAAAAGAAGACTGCCTAGACCTTCCAGACAAAATTTACACTCGGCGCAACGTAGAACTGACCGACGAACAGGCCAAGGTTTACGGGCAGATGAAGAAGCTGGCTCTTGCACAGCTTGAGAACGGGGAGCTTGCAACGACAGAAAGTGTCTTGACCCAGATCATGCGTCTACAACAGATTTGCTGTGGTTTCTTCCAACCGGATGTTGGACAGATACAACCGCTAAAGAACAACCGTCTGAATGAGCTAACAAGCATTACAGACGAGCTATCAGGGAAGGCAATCATTTGGGCTTCGTACACTCACGATATCCAACAGATTTGCCAGACCCTGCGCGACCGTTTCGGGCCCGATTCGGTCGCACTTTATTACGGAGCAACGCCACAAGCTGAACGGCAAGAGATCGTTAACCGCTTCCAAGACGAAGACGATCCGCTGCGTTTCTTTGTGGGGCAGCCCAAGACGGGGGGTTACGGCATTACTCTGACGGCGGCCAATACCGTGATTTATTACAGCAACTCATACGATCTTGAGATAAGACTACAGTCCGAGGACCGCGCTCACCGGATTGGGCAGAAGAATGCTGTAACTTATGTGGATCTTGTGTCGCCCAACACCATAGATGAGAAGGTGCTGGACGCGCTACGCAGTAAGATTGATCTAGCGGGTCAGGTGCTAAAAGAGGACGTTAGCGGTTGGCTTGTTTGATCCAAAGCCCTGTTGCTGCATTGGTTGTCCGTAGTCCTTAAAGCCACCTATTCCATAAGTTTTACTTGTAGGTCTTGTTGGCTGCACCAAGTCTTCTCTCCGATAAGGACTTTCTAGTCCATAAGGACTACCCGGTCCTGTAGGAGGAGGTCCATAAGGACTACCCGGGCCAAAAGGAGAAGGAACCGCTGTTGCAATACCTGTAGAAGGTTGTGGCGGAGGAGGAGGAACATTTGCCCTGTTTGCAACTTCGGCCTGCTGTAACGACAGTATGTCAGCCTCTGTGTCAGCAACATTCTCTGGAGCAATTGTCTGACGGCTTAACATACGCTGTAAATCATTAGCAGACATTCCATCCCCACGAATACCGCTAGAAAAAGGGTTTAAATCCTGTAACCTTTGAGGATCCAGCGGCATTTGCCCCTGACCTACGAATCTACCTTCAGAGGTTGGACCACCCATACTGTTTGGGTCTGGCGGTAAATATATGTCCCCGGGACGCCTGTTAGAAGCGAGAGGCGCTCCACCTTGCGGTAGCATAGGAAGACCGCCTTCGGCCATGTAAACAGGTCCGCCGTCCGCGAACTGTTGATAAGCGCCAATGCCCCGCGGTCCGCGAGACATGTTTCGTGCTGTTTCGTTTAAAGAACCAATACCGTTCATAACTTCGCCTCCGTCTGCGTAAAAGTCTCCTATATCTGACGGAAGACCCTCTACCTTATATAATTCTTGTCTAAGCTCTGCTTTCATAGCGTCAATTTCGGAAGCAGAGTTGCCTTCGGCAATCATTTTTTCCTCTCTTAACTGCATACGTTTATTGATTTCAAGAAAGTTTAACTCTGGCATAACGGCTCCACCGTCTGCAAAATCTTTTGTTTTTCTGTAATAACCTTCGCGCATGGGAGGAAAGTTGATTTCGTCTGTACGCGGCATATCCTGTCGAAAAGGCTCATTCATATAATAATAGTTTGAAGTGCGGTTTCCAAACTCATCTTGCCCTCGCTCTGAGGAAGCCTTGGGACGTTTTAAACGAGATTCAAAGTCTAATTCTGAAAAAGACATGTCTTTATATTCTCGCAACCCTTTAGTGTTTATAAGAGCAGGGCTTTGAAACTCACTAAGATTTAATCGCCCTTTTATTTTAACAACAACGGGCACTCTTGAAATACCCATTTGCAGCGCTGCATGGAGTCGGTGATGCCCCTCGTTAAGTAAAACCTCTCCCGTTTCCTTGCCAACGCCAATAACAATAGGTTCTTTAAACCCTTCGTTATAAATGCTTTCTCGTAAGGTTTCGTTTCCAGACTTCGCAAACTCTTCAATGTCAGTTGACATTGGATCGTAGTATTGTCCGCCTTCCCGTTGAAATTTTCCAACGTTATACTTAATCATATTTCCGCGAGGAATAAGGTCGCTAATTGTTTGCGTGTCAACGTACTCAACCTTGGGATTGTCAAAAGCCCGCTCTGGATGAGGTATTTTTTCCCTATTAGCCGTTTCTAAAACGCTTTTGTTAATCTTGCTTGCGCTATCGTTATCCGCTTTTCCACCCTTAATAATACTGTCAATTTTTTGTTCTGGAATTTTTTTCTGTAGGTTTTCAGTTAAAAACTCCGCTGCAAAGTCAGGAGTTCCTTCTCCAAATAAATTACCGCCCATAGACCCTAAAACATTGGGATCATATCTTGGCATATTTTCAGAAATGTTTTTACCCACATTAAACACATTTTTTGCGCCAGCTTTTAATCCTTTTGCCAACAACGGCCCCGCGCCGGGTATAAGTCCTATAGCAGTCGCTCCGCCTAATGCTGTAACATAACCCCAATTAGGGTTTTCTGAAGTTGCTTCAGCCCACAAGTCTTTTGCCGCCATTACATCACCTAAAATAGGCGTCATTTCTGCTACAAACTTAACGGCATCTTTAGCGGTAACATTGCTTACTGGACCAAAGTCATCTGCAAACTTTTTGCCTTCAGCGGCGTAACCCTCGGCTTCACCACCATCTTGCATGTAAGCGGCAATGCCCCGCGGGCCGCGGTTCATGTTGAGGGCTGTTTCGCTTAAAGACGCAACGCCGTTTATCTGAGGTGTTGTGCCTGCGTTTTGTTGTCTTCTAAGCGCAGCTTTAAAAGCATCTATCTCGGAGGAGGACTTTCCTTCCGAGAGCATTTCACGTTCTATAGATTGCAAACGCTTTAGTTGTTCCATTTACAAGATAGGCTCGTATGCGGGTTTATACTGACTTAAAAGCTCTTCAAAAGTGTAGGCATTTCCCTTTTGGAACATATCAGGCAACACTACGCTCGCGTTCTGAGGTGTCTGCATGTATGTATTCGGGTTGAAGTTCAGTGCGGCCGCGGGCGTAGGGCCATAGTTCTGTTGACCGGGCAGAAGAAAGTCTCCGCCTACGGGGGTCATTGGATCAACTGTCGCGGCTGGAACTTGTGTGTTTATTGGCTCTGGAACGGGTTGAAAGGGCGCAACGATTGGATCAGGTGCAACGATTGGATTGGACATTACTGGTTGTTCAACAGGTCCGGAAGGTAGCATTACTGGGTTTACTTTGTAGTAATTCCCCATAAACATATACATTTCTTGCCCTGCGGCCCGTGCTTCATTTTCACGTTGAGCCTGTGTTTTAGTAGATTCCATAGACAATTCTAGTTCATTAGGCTCTCTTGTCTCTTCAATTGGAATAGTTTCAATTCCGGTTGCGGTTGTTGCGGGAGCGGCGGCGGCGGCGTTTTGCCGTGCTATTTTATCGTCCTTCTTCATTCCTTCGTCCCAAGCCTTCGCGGCAGCTTTTGCAGAAACTATACTGCGTTGCTTAAAGCCCGGAGAAGTTTCACCCCCAAACAAAGCGCCTACGCCCTCTTTTACGTCGCTTATTACTTGAGTTACTCTTTCTTTAAGACCCACTGCGTCTGCAACTGTACCTTGGCCCCTTTGGTCTTTTCCCCTTGGATCAGAAGAATCAGGAGTGCTATCTGTAATGCCAAGTGCATCTGTAAGCCAGTTATAAGCAGGCACTCCGCCCGGACCCGGATCTCCCGAACCGCCCATCTGGCGTAGCATCATCTCTTCTTCTGGATTAATATAAGCCAACATGTGCGGCTGGCCCATGATCTCCGTTTCGCGAGGCACGGCCTCTCCACCGTCAGCAAAGCCCTCTAAAGACTGACCGTAAACGCCAAAGCCCTCTGGCTCGGCCATCGGCTGTAAGCCCTGCATCGGATCTTGCATCG